GGTCTGGTAAAGGAGTGTGAGAGATGGTTTCTATTCTCGGGTTGCTGCTTCAGGTCTTGCTAATCGCGCTCGTTCTGCTTGTTGTGTTCCTCGCGCTCAAGGCGATACTCAAGTCCTTCAGCGTGCCGGAGCAGGTTGTGACGCTCGTTGGGTGGATTTTTATTGTGCTCGCGCTGCTTCTCGTTCTCAGTTTTCTGGCGGGCGGGCAGGGCGCGCTCCCGGGTTGGCCGACGCGACTATTCGGCCGGTAGTCGTATCGCCGAGGCGTTCTTGAACATCATCCGGCCGGCGTGGTCGACGAATACCACGTTATGGACGATGGGCGCTCCGGTCTCAGGGTCATACGCCGGCCAGTGTGACAGCGCGCGCTCGATGAGGTCATAGTCGGTCGCCGGCATCGGCCACTCGTGAATCGGATCGAGGATACCTCGACGATTCGCTTCACGGTTGAATGCCGTCACCTGTCGCAGCACGGCATTCTCCTCGTCAGGCGGCAAGCGGTTCGGGTGGTCGCTGTAGAGATGGCGGATCATGTTGGCATCGGCCGGTCGAGTAACCCGCGCTGCTCCTCGACGCGCGCGACACCCATCGGCGGCGCGACGTGGCAGTTGGTGCAGTAGCAAGTCTTCGCGATGGTTTCCGGCTTAAGGCTTTTCCCCCACCACGTATCGGTGTGGATCTCGGCCGCGCGCCACGTGTGCTTGCAGGAAGGACACGAGAGGTAGACGTATTGGATCATGGGCGCTCTCTTGGTCACACGCGCGGCGAACTGCTCGCTGATGAGATGCGGACTCGTGCCGTCCCACACGATTTCAAAGCGCCGGCCCTGGTAGTTGATTGTCGGCCCGCGCCACTCAGGCTCCGGTTTTCGTAGTCGCGCAATCTCAGCTTCGTTCGTCGCGACGCGATGCGCTTGCCGTTCGAGTTGACGAAGCTCGTCGCGACGCTGCCACGAATTCAAATACCGTTCTTCGAGTGTGCTCACGAGTCCCCCTTCAGGAGTTGGTCGAGCAGGTCGACGCCTTCGCGCTTGTGGCGCTCGTGCCACTTCGCGTCGCTGAGTCGCGGCTGCCGTGCGCGCGCCGCGGCGTCTTCGCGCTTGCACCGCTCGCACTTCACTTCCATGAAGCCGGTCTCGTAGTTCATGGCGAGGTCTGGCGCGTTGCAGTCGATGCAGCGACCGCGTTTGATTCGTTCGTTGATTGTCTCGCCCGTCATGGTGTTCTCCTCTGGCCTTTCAAGTAGGGAGCCGGTTTCGATTTCAGCATCGATGGTGCCGGCTGCGGCTGTGGCGCGCGCGGCTGGAACACGAGCGCGAGCGCCGGCAACTGCTCGCGCAGCCGTGGAAGAAAACAGCGCTCGATGGTGTTGTGGTCGTCGACGTCGGAGACATACAGCGTGCTCGCGTTGACGAGCGTCGCGGCCGAAAACCAGAGATGCTTTTCCCAAGTCGGGATGCCGGCGCGAATGAGCAAGACCTCAAGCGTCATTTGTGCGCGACCTTCAGCGCGCGCGTGACCGCACGATGAATCTCCGGACCGGTGTAGAGCAGCCCTGCGCCCGACGCGCGGTCTTTGAGTTCCTCGGTGAAGTCTCTGACCTCGTCGGTCTCCCAATGCTTCGCTAAGTGAATCGCGAGCTTGAGGAGTGCTTTCGGATTCCGGTGGGCCTTCAGCGCGTGCGTGTTTCGCGCAGCGAAACGATCTTGGCTGGAGTGAGGAGTATTCCTCTCTTTCGCTAGATCCAGGTTCTTAGCTGGATCTGATCTTTCTTTAGAGATCGAGATCGAGAACGAGGCTACTCTCCCGGCTACTCCGGGGGTAGTCTCCCGGCCATTCGCCGGGAGAGTAGCCGGGGCACTCCTCTTGCGTTTTTCCGGCCATTTGCGCTGATGTCCCTTCCAGCGCACCGCGGCTCCGCGAATGCCTTTCGCGCGCTGCGCTGCGAGCCAGTCGGTTTGTTCGGTGCGTTTCGCTTCAAGGGAATGATTGACGTAGCCGGCCGGCGTGCGGACCCACTTCGGCTCGACCTCGCGCCAGACCTGCTCGGCTTCGTCGTGCGTGCAGGCCGCGATGCGCGCGCGCGCGTCGATGCCGAGTGGCAGCGGGCGGTTCTGCGCGAAACACCACGCGAGCCAGTCGAAGTATGCACCGCGCGCGGATAGTGAGAGATGGCGCGTGCCGCCGAACCATCGGTCGAAGTAGACGGGGAAGGTGACAGGTTTCGGCGCGTCTGGATCAGCCAAAAGTCCCCCACACTGGAACCGGGGCGGGCCGCCGAGTGTGGCGGCGGCCCCGAAGCCGCCCCGCGTAGGCGGCCGACCCCTCGGCGGCTGAGTGTAAACGGCTTTCCAAAAAATGCAATTGCTTTTCGCAGGCCGCGGTGTATGCTTGCGCTTTCGCCGGAGACCTGCCCATGACCCCGCGCCCCGCTCCGTCCCCGTCTGACCCGCGCAGATTAGGCGATGTCTCTGCCGAGTATCGTCGGGCGAACCATAGCGGCGACGGCGCTGGACGGAGCGCGGGGAACGGGTTGACCCCTGTCGCGTGGAAAGTCACTGAGGCGTTCTTTGTCGGCGCGCAGGAAATGACTCTCACAATCGACCATGGCGACGGCACGCAGTCGTTTGTCGTCGTGCCGATTCTCCGAATGACCGAACGGCTGCGCAAGCCGACCGGCTCTGGTGGCCGCTCACTGCTCCGCATATGACGACGCTCATTGCCGAACTCGCGACGAATCACGGTGGCGACGTCGAGCTTGCCGCGCGCCAGATCCGCGAAGCCGCGGCGCTCGGCGCGACGCACGCGAAAGTCCAGGCGTATCAAACCAAATTCCTCAGTCCGGACGACCCACAGTTCGCGTGGCTGAAACGCTGCGAACTCTCGGACCTCGACCTCTCGCGTCTGGCCGGCGTCTGCCACGACGAAGGCGTCAAGTTCCTCGCGACCGTCTTCGACCCCGAGCGCGTGCCGCTCATCCGAGAACTCAGCGACGAAGTGAAAATCGGCAGCGGGGAGTCGCGTGACCCGGACATCTGCGGCGCGGTCTTCGTCGCCGAATTCGCGCGCGTCTACGTCGGCTCCGGCATCCAGCGGCAGCATGCGCTGCCGTGCATTCCGCTCTACGGAATTTCGCAGTATCCGGCCGAGGAGGCCGCCGCGCTGTTTACGATCGCGTCGCTGAGTTCGCGACCGGAGCCGATCGACGGGCCGGCACCGTGGGGTTACTCGGACCACACGATCGGCACGACGGCGTGCGAGTTCGCGCTCGGTCTGGGCGCAGCCGTCCTCGAAGTGCATACCGCGCTTGCCGGCGCACCGAAACGACTCGCCTGCGACAAAACCGGGGGACAACTTGGCCTAATCGCAGAGTGGTGTCGCGACGGTGCGCCGCTCGTCCGTGAAGTCGAGAAATTCGCCGCAGACGCCAAAGCGAAATACGTCGGTCGGTGGAGATATGCCCGAGACACCCGACAACCGAACAGCGTCGCCGGTTGACTACTCGCTCGACCGCATCGGCGACCGGCTCGACCATCCCGAGCGCGAGCCAATTCTCGCCAAAGACGACGCCGTTCGCGCCCGCTGGATTCTCGATCGCGTGCCGCCGAACGCGCGCGTCTGCGAGGTCGGCGCGTCGGACGGCGGCATCACGAAGCGACTCCTGCAGCGTGACGCCGCGGTGTGGGCGATCGAGCGGCACGCCGCGCATCGCGCGAAACTGGCACTCCTCTCCAGCGTCCTGCCGTGCTGGATCATGTGCGGCGAGGCGGACGTCGCGCTGCGCACGATGCCGGACGGCTTTTTCGACATCGTGCTCGTCTGCGAAGTCCTCGAACACATGAGCGGCACGGCGGCCTTTGCCCTGTTCGAGCTTGCGCGTCGCAAAGCGCGCATGGCGATCGTGACGGTGCCGAACATGAACGCGAAGTCATTCGAGCGCGCGAAGCGCCAGCGCTACGACTGGCCGGACCATAAGAGTCACTGGGACGCCTACGGTCTCTCGAAGCTGACCAAGAGCGCGGTCGAGCCGATCGTCGGCGAATCGCGCAATGATTCGATCTGGCTCGGGTCGGTAGCCGGGAGATGACGGCGCTGAAGGATATCGGCAACGAAGCATCCTATGAGCCGATGCGCGATGTTCTCGTAAAGGCGCTGGTGAAGCCATGAGCGAAACAGGCCCTAAAGGCCCCTACGTTTATCAGCCGTTCGGGCCGGTGTCGCATCCAGAACGCGGCAAGACTGGCCGATTGTTCGGTATCGGCGGTCTCGACATGCAAGCGACCGTCCAAGGACTGACACGAGTAGAGGCGGACGCGATCGTTGCGGTTCTCAAACCGCAGGCACCGGAGGAGCGGCCCATGAAGGAAGACATCATCGAAATTGACGAAGCAGGGAAGGTCCGCGCGACCGGGCCACATTCTGCGCTGGACTTGCAAGCGATGCGACCGCAGGCACCGGAGGAGCGGCCAGACCTGATCGCGCTGGAGAAGAAGATCGAAGTGATCCGAGAATATTTCCGGTCGCACGGCGTTGCGGTGATCAATCATCCGATTGTGACCAGCGGACGCCTTGATGGATTCGAGCGAGTCGAGCTACCTCAATTCCTCGATCGCGTCCTCTCAGCCCTGCGCGCCCAGCCACAGCCGAGATGATTCGCTTTCACTGTTACGCTTGCGGCAAGTCGATCTCGTCTCCGCTACCGTCAGATGCGGTCCTTCGTGCGTGCGCATGGTGCCCTGAGTGCATCGAAAGTCTTGCGATAGCTTCTCCCTCGCCGCCCTCAGCGGGAGGAGGGACAACGCGCAAGTGAGATGGACGATTTCACATCGCGCCGATATGGATTGTTTGCCGATTGCCGACAGGCACTACAACCGGCAGAAGATTGGTTCGCCTCAATTCGTCCCGCCAGGGCGTTGCGTTGTGCTCAAGACTGATGGCGCTGTGTGGGTGACATCGTGGCCGTTCGCTGAATACGTCAAGCACGACTGGCCGGGCGCATGGGTAAACTCGATGTTTAGAAAAGAATGTGGAGGGCTCGCCAGCGAGTTCATCACGGAAGCTGTTGCGGCGACTCGTGCGGTCTGGGAACCTCCACCGCAGGGCATTGTCAGCTTCATCGATCCGAATGAAGTGAAGGCGCGGAAGATTCGCGGAAGGCTGGCGATTGCTGAGAGTTATTTTGCAGCCGGTTGGGTCCACGTTGGTTACACGAAGGCTGGATTGTGGGTGATGCAGCAAACGCCTGATCGAATGCCTCAGCCCCATCGAGCGAATGACGATCTCCCATTGTTAGCATCCCCCGCCGAGGCGCGGCAGGAGCAGGAGTAAATGCCAATCGCGCGCGTGGCTGTGATCGTCTCCGCGCGCCCGTCCTGGGCGAAGCTGCAGACCGTGGTCGAGCGGCTGAAGACGGACGGCCACGTCGACCTCGACCTCATCGCATGCGCCTACGCGCTGATTCACCGCTTCGGCCGCGTCGCCGATGTCATGCGCGGATTAGGCTGCGCGCCGACGACGGAGATAGATTCGGCGGTCGACGGTCTCACGCTCGCGACGTCGGTGCAGACGATGGGCCTGACCGCGCTCCACGTCGGCGCGCATCTCGCGCGCACGAAGCCGGATGCTGTCGTCATGGTCGCCGACCGCCACGAAACGCTCGCGCTGTCAGCCGCGGCCAGTTATCAGAACATTCCGCTCGTGCATCTGCAGGGCGGCGAGACCTCGGGCAACATCGATCACAAAGTGCGGTGGGCGAACTCGATGCTGGCCGACTGGCACGCCGCGTCGACCAAGCTAGCACAGGCGAATCTCGTCGCGGCCGGCTTGCCGCCCGAGCGCGTCTGGTTTACCGGCTGCCCATCGATCGACCTCTGTCGGCTCGCGAAAGGCGACGGGCCGGTCACAGCCGACGAACTCCCAGGACTCGGCGCGCGCGTCGACCCGCAGCAGCCGTTTACACTCGTGATGATGCACCCGTCGACCGAACATCCCGAGGCAGCCATGCGCGACATCATGGGCGCGCTGTTGACGGCGACGCAGTTGGGCCGGCCGATGGTCGTGTTCTGGCCGGGAGCCGACGCCGGCCAAGAGGAAGCCGCCAAGGCACTGCGCATGATGCAGCCGCACGCTATCGCGAAGTCGATTCGGATGGTCCGGACGATGCCGCCGCGCCGGTTTATGAAACTCCTCGCTATGGCAACGGTTGCCGTAGGCAATTCGTCCGCGCTCGTGCGGGAAGCGACCTACACCGCGACGCCAAGCGTGATCATCGGCGACCGGCAACGTGGGCGTCAGGACACGTGTCCAGCGTGGGACGACTACGGCGACGGGTTCGCCGCGGCGCGCGTGTGCAACCTCATCTACCGCGCGTCCGGCGCACAGCACGCCATCTACGCGGGCACGAGTGAGGAGGGGGTCGCGTGAATCGTCGCGAATGGCTCAAGCGGACAGCCGGCGTCGTCATCGCGGCATCCGCGGCTCCCTTTCTCCCGCCTTTGGAAGCGACTGGCGGGGAACTCGAAACGCTCGACACGACCCGCTTCAACGTGTTCGACCGCCATCATATCGGCCGCGACGGCGAGCGTTACGTGCTCGTGCGCGCGCGCGAGCCGATCGTGGTCGGACAGGTGGTCGCGTGGGCCGACGACGAATCGGTCGGTCCCATGCGCGGGCCGACGATCGACCGCATGCTCGGCGTCAGTTCCGCCGATGCGCGCGCCGGAGAGTATCTGTGGGTGCAGACGTCCGGTCGCACCTGGGTGCTGACGGCATGACGTCCCGAACCATCGCGCTCATTCCGGCTCGCGTCGGCTCGAAAGGCGTGCCGAACAAGAATTTTCGCGAGATTACACCGGGCCGGTCATGCCTCGCGCTCGCGGTGCTCGCGGCTGCGATGGCGGACGTTAAGCAAATCGTGATCTCGTCAGACGCTTTCCCGCCGCCTGATGTCAGCGACCTGCTCGGCATTGATTTCGCCCGGCACTTTCGCACGCACACGCTGTTCGCGCCGACTCCGCTGCACACGGACACATGCGCAATGATCGAGATCGTGCGCGACGCGCTCGTGAGAGAGTCAGGGCAGAGTGACGACATTTGGGTTCTACTGCAACCATCTTCGCCACTGCGCCGACCAGAGCATATTCGCGACGCAATCAACATGCTGGCCGGCGACCCGCTCCTCGACAGCGTCGTGAGCGTTGTCAGTCTCGGGAATTTTATTCCGATCACCGTCGACCCGGTCGACAGCCGGATTGTAAATGCCGCGTGGCTGTCATGGCCGCCGCGCCGCCAAGTGACGCCACAAGTGTTCAAACGCGACGGCACCGTCTATGCGTTCCGCCGCGACACTGTCGAGACCTACGACAACATCTATGGCGAGCACTCGCGCGCGCTGATCATCCCGCCTGAAGAATCGCTGTCGATCGACACGGAAGCGGATTGGCAGGAAGCTGAGCGCCGACTCCGCGTCTCGGCTGAGGTCACGCAGTGAACGTCTACGCCGACCGCTATCCTGTCGCGCTCCGCGACATTCGAGCCGGCGAGATCGTGCTGCGCCGCGACGTCGACACGTGTTTCGGATCTGACGATGTCGATCTGCGTCGCCCGATCGGACGCGCGACGACGAACGCGAAGAAAGGGCAGCGCGTGCTGATTAAAATCAAAGCCAAAGGAGAGGAGTGAAGGTTATGGAAAAACTGTGGCCGTCGTTACTGTCGACCGCGTTCATTGTCGGCCTGACCGTCTTCGAGTATGCCAAGCCAGTCCAGTGTGAAGGGTCGACGTGCAGCTATCAGATTCAATCGGCAGGAACCTACACGACCGATTGCGTCACCGATTACCGCGACACCAACAATTGCCAGAGCTTTCAGAACGCTCACAACAAGGCCGCAGGGCAACTCGAATCAGACTGCAATTGCTCCTATTGCGGGAGCGGCTATGAGGCGACGCACCTGAGCGGCGTCTTCGATGGGTGGGTTGCACCTGGGGGCAACACGCTACTCATGGAGACTGGCCCGACTCCGAGCGGAAGCAACTACACCACGGTCTACATGACGGCCACTTGCAATTGCGCAAGGAACGACCCGGAGGAGATGTCGGTGGGCGGACCCGTCCGACTCGACCCGCTGCCCATGCCGACCGTTGCGCCGCCGCCTACGACTGCGGACAGTCCGCTCTCTGCGATCGAGCGTCGGCTTCAGCAATATCGGCTGATCAACGCGCGGAAGAAAATCAAAGAACTTCAGCATCCGTATCCACACATTCCAGGCGTCGAGGTCTATCAGACGCCTGACCCGAAAAAGAAAAGCTAGGTTGAGCCTCATTCTGCATGAACGGGCACGCTGCCGATGGTGCGGCGGCCCGTTCAAACAGATTTTCGGATGGCAATGGATCTGCGCGACTGACGTCTGCGCCGACCGCTGCATCGCGCATGCGGTCCTCGCGCCAGAGCCGGTCGACGGCACGTCGCCGTATCTGTTCCTGCCGCTTCCGCTCCAAGTCGACATCGAGGAGTCGCCGATTAAGCGGCTGCTCGTGTGGGGGCCGGCCGGCATTGCGAAGTCCTTCGGCGGTCGCTGGCATCTCTACAAGCGCTGCCTCGCCATCCCAGGCTACCAGTGCCTCTTGCTCCGCGTGACCTACGACCAATTGTTCCGGAACCACTTGCAATTCATGGGGGCCGAGACGAAGTCGCTCGGGAAGACGCCGGACGGCGACCCGGTCGCGAAGTATTTCGCCGGCACGGACAAGCCGAAGCACGTGCAATTCCAGAACGGCTCAACACTGTGGGCCGGCTACTGCCAGCACGAGGTCGACATCGCGCAGCACATGGGCACCGAATACGACGAGATCGTGCCCGAGGAAGCCGTCCACTTCCTGCCGCGCGCGCTCGCCGAGATCGTGACGCGCGACCGCGGCAGTGCGCCGGCTCGTCCGGCCATGGCGTCGCGCGGATTCTTTACCGGGCGCTCGCGCCTGCTGACGAACACAGGCGGGCAGGCCATGGAATTCCTGCGAGACCATTACGTCGACCGGACGCCGGACCTCGACCTCTATCCGGAATACGACCCGGCGTTCTACGGGGCGATCACCGGGGAAGTGACGGACAACCCGTATCTGTCGCCGAATTACCTCAAGGAAACGCTAGGCGGACTCGAAAAAGCGCGTTACGATCAGTTGGCTCGGGGATCGTGGGATGCGTTTCCTGGGCAATTCTTTCCAGACTTCGATCCATCGAGGCACGTGAGGTAAACCATGGACCCGGTCACGGCAGCCTGCAACGCAGTCGCAGCAGTCGCGAAACTCTTTACGGCCATCGTCGAAGGCCAGACACCGGAGCAGAAGAAATATTTCGGCGACCGATGGGTCGACATCGACAAGTTCTGGCAAAACATCATCAGCAAACTCGCGCCGCCACAATGACCGACGATACTGGCATCCTCGTGCTCGGCGTGATCGTCCCGCTTCTCATCGCGCTGTTCCTCGCGGTTTCGGCGGCGCGCTCGAAGTGACGGCGGCGATCGGCGCGCTCAAGTGGGGATTCAACACACCTGGGCTATTCCTGTGGGCGACGGTCGCGCGCGAGCCGTATGGCCGCGTCCGCGTCGTCGACGAACTCAAATTTCAGCACAAGCCGGAAGACGTCATCGCCGAACTCATCGCGGAGCGCTCGGCGCGACTCGGCCTCACGCTGCAGCGGAGCTACGCCGACGAATCACTGTTCAATCTCTCGAATCCCGAGACGCGGAAGACGGTCCCGGTCGAGACGCCGGCCGACGTCTTCCGCCGCAACGGGCTGTCGCTGACGCCGGTCTCGGGTGACGTCGAGCATCAGTGGCAACGACTGCACGATTATCTGCGGCCAGCTCCGGACGGGATTCCGTGGATGGTCTTCGCGCCCGCGTGTAGAATCATCACGCGCACGCTGCCCACGCTGACGCAGCGGAAGACGAACCCTGATGATGTCGACCCGGCCGGCCCGAGTTTTGCGGCGCACGCCTTGCGCGTTCTCGTCTCGGCGCGTCCGTCGCCGTCCGCGCTCAAGCAGCACCGCGAGCCATTCGGATTTATGACGCTCGGCTGGCTCAAGTCGATGGACGATGCGCCGGACCCGCGCGCCGTCCTGCGGAGACTGACGTAGATGGCCGGATTCTTCACACCGCAAGAGGTCGCCCCGCAGGGCGCGACGCCGCCAGACGACCCGTTCAAGTGGGACGACGCCCGTAAGCGGAAGTGGGACGATCGCATCGCGAAGGCCGAAGCCAAGCGGCGCGACTATGAGCCGTGGATGGAAGCGGCGCTGAAAATCTACAGCGTCTCGCCGCGCGACAATCCCGAAAAGTATCAGAGCAAGATCCGCACGAATCGCGCGTTTCGCAACGTCGAGCGCAAGAGCGCCGGCCTGCTCTATCGCCGACCGGACGTCAGCGTCACGCCGACGCCAGTGCTCGAAGCCGTGCCGAACGGCGACAAGATGGCCGCGACGCACGCCTCGATCATCAACGAAAAACTCGGGGTCGATCATGTCGACGCTGAAGGCGTCGCCGACCGCTGCATCTTCGATTACCTGCTCTGCGGCTACGGCGTGTGCAAGGTCGGCTATCGGAGCTTTACCGTCCAGTCGCCGCATGCGTTGGAAGGGCAGCCGGACGTCGCCGACGTGCCGGTCAAGTCCGAGTGTTTCATTGAGCACTTCTCGCCGAAGCGGTATCTCATTCCTGCGGATTTCGACTCGACAGAATTCGACAAGGCTCCGTGGCAGGGGATGCGATTCAAGATGCCGCTCGCCCAGGCGCGTCGAGACTTCGACCTGCCGCCCGACTGGCAACCCTCGAACAAGCCGAAGGACTCGAATCTGAAGTTCGATCACGGCTCAGCCGATCAGGAGCCGTCGACTGACGAAGTGTGCGGCACGGAGATTTACTTCCGGTCGAGCGTCTACCGCGGCGACGTCGTGCATCCGGATCACCTGACGAAACTCGTGCTGATCGATGGCCTCGACAAGCCGGGTTTCTACGGCAACGACCCTGATCAGACGCTCAATGCCGATGGCACGCTGACGGCCGACTCGCGCATCGGCTATCCGTATGCGCCGCTCGTCGTGCGCGTGCTGACCGACTCGGCCTACGTGATGTCGGACACCGCGGTCACGCTGCCGCAGATCAACGAACTCGACATCTACCGCGAGCAGGATGTTGTCCGGCGCGCGATCAACTTGATTCGCGGGTTCTACAACTCCGGCGAACTGGACGAGAAGACGCTCGCGAAGATTGTCGGCTCGCCGATGGGCGGCCTGATCGGCTTGCCGAAAGAGGTCTTCGAGAATCCGCTCGGGCCGATTCGGCAGATGCCGCCGTTCAATGCGCCGCCCGACGACGCCATCTCGGCGGCGACGATCGACAGCGACCTGTCGCAGACGATCGCGATCGATTCGACGGCAGCCGGCGTCTCCTCGGGCAACCCGGAGACGGCGACCAAGTCGAACTACATCGCGCAGCACGCGACCGCGCGCGAGGGAAAGGAACAGAACGGCGTCGCCAAGTGGTATATCCGGCTCGTCACGAAATACTCGACGCTCGTGCAGCGGTATCTGACGTTGGAGGAAGCTGCCGCGATCGTAGGATTGCCCGATGCCCAGGTGTGGGACAGTTGGCGGAAGATGCTGCCGACGCGGCTCGCGTTCACGATCGAGCCGGACTCGACGCTTCGGAACGACTCCCCGCTCCACCTGAAGCAACTGATGGATATGTTCTCCTACGTGGCGAACGCGCCAGAGGTCAATCGGCGCTATATCCTGACGAAGATCATGCACACGGCGCATATCGATCCGACGCGCGCGCTGCTCCCGCAAGAGCAGATGCCGACGCCGAAGTCCGACCCGCCGAAGGTCTCATTCTCGTTCGATGGCGAAGACGTGTCGCCGATGTCGCCGCAGTCGCCGATCGTGCTCGAAATTATGGCCGCGGGCGGCATCCAGATTTCTGCGCAGGCGATTCAGAACGCCGCGACGATCGCGAAGATGGTCGAGGCATTGCGCGTGCATGAGGAAGCGCAGGCTGAGGCGAAGAAACAGCAGCCGCACGGCGGCAAGCTCGCGCGCGCCGAAAACCTCGACAAGCATCAGACCGACGAGACAGGCGGCATGCAGAACACCGGGGAACTGATGCCGGGAATGGCCGGCCCGACGCAGGTCCAGTGAGATGCCGTATGAGTCCCGCGCGCAGCGACGGAAGTTCCACGCGCTGCTCGCGCAGGGTAAAATCAAGGCGTCGACGGTCTACGAATTCGATCAGGCCAGTAAGGGACTCGCGCTGCCCGAACGGGTGAAGCGCCATGCGAGAACGAAAGCGATCAACCGAGCACTCCGCTGATGCCTCTCTACGATCGACGGTGCGACAACGAGTCTTGCGGCTATACGCGCGGCGACTGCTACGAGCCGATTACCTGCGACCCGCCGCCCTGCCCGACGTGTGGTGGGCCTATGTCTCGCGTCTGGCTCATGGGCGTGCGGACGGTCGCCGTGATCGGTGACGAGATACCGGGCGGTCTGACGCTCGAAAACCTCGACCACAAGCCGGTCACGGTTTACTCGCGCAGCGAACTCAAGCGCGAGATGGCGGCGCGCGGCCTCGTGCCGTTCGTGCGCCATCAGCCGGCGCAGGGCAGCGACAAGTCGAAAATCACGACACGGTGGGTGTGACCATGGGCGAAGCGAGACGCCGCAAACTCTCCGGCCAGACGGCTCCACGCGGGCCGCAGTCGAATCACACCAAGACGCACGGCGAACTACGCCGGCAGACGTTTCTCCGCAACACCGCACTCGTGCTGAAGCAGGGTTTCAGACTTCCGCTCAGGATTTTCAATGCTGATCAGCGGCCACAATCTCACCGTTAAGAAAAACGTCGAACTCACGCGCGAGCAGACGCAATTTCTGATCGATTTCGAGGCAGGCATGACCGGCCTCGGGTTGTATCTCTATCTGACGTGTCCGGCGTGCGCCAGCATTGGCGACCTCGCGCTCTGCTCGGGCAATGCGGATCTCTCGGGTCCGCATCCGAAATTCGAGGTCGACTGTCGCTGCACGCATCGCGCCTATACCGGCGACGACCTCGTCGCGCCGGAGCTTCCGCGCCCGCTCATCCCGAGGCAGCTTTACGCGGTGCGGCCAGAGGTCGAACTCACGCGCGACCAAATGCGCCTGTTCGATCACGCCGATCAGTTGCTCCGGCAGTTGAAACTGCAGTATCACCTTCGCTGCATGCGATGCCGCGATCAGAATGAGGAGACAGACGGCGTATGGGGCGCGAAGGCATCGACGCAGAACGAATTTCACGCCGACTGCGCTTGCACGGTGCGGGTCTATCGGGGAGCCGATGCGCCTGCGACCGGCCACTGAGGCACGTGCGGCCATCAGGCCGCGTGATCTGCAATACCTGCGGCGGGGACGTCCCCGAGCCGCCAATTAGGCCGCCCAAACGGCCGTAGGGAGTAATTGACAATGGCCGACGAAATTTCTACAGTTACTACTGACCAGGGGGCGACACCTGGGCCGACCTCATTCTCGGACCCTTCGCTCAAGTGGGGACCGGACGAGCCATCGGGGGGCGAATCGCCGACGCCTTCAACTCCTGCATCGAGTGAGCAGGCTGCACCGCAAGGGGAACAGGCCACACCGGCCGCGACAGTTCCCTCAGCCGAGACGCCGCGAGACGGAGCGCAGCAGCCGGAAGCCGGCCAGACACCTGGGCCGATTCCGTTTGACCGCCACCAAGCCGTCGTGGATCGGATGCGATCCGAACACGAAAGCCGGGTGGCGCGCGTTGCGTGGGCCGAGGAGTTACAGCGTCAAGGTCTCTCACCGGATCAAGTTCGAGATGCCTTGGACGGCTGGAGCCGGATCGATCGCGACCCGGTTGGCTTCCTCGAAAAATTCTACGAGCAGCTATCACTCGTGCCCGCGCTCGCACCGCAGATGCGGTCCATGGCGGCGCGCATCCTGGGCAATCATCGGCCGCAAGCCGAGGATCAGGAGCCGCAGCCGGACCTGCAAGACCGGACGACGGGCCAGACGGCCTACTCGACCGATCAACTGCGTAAGTGGCAGGAGTGGAAGGCTCGACAGCCGGACCCGCGCATTGAGAATCTACTCTCGCGCGTCGCGCCGCTCGAACAGGAACGGGCGACGCGCGAACAAGAGCAGCAAGTGCGGGAAGCCGCGGCGAGCATCTACACCGAGGCTTACGAGACCGAGACGAAGCAGCTTGAGGAACTGGCGAAACTTCCCTACTTCACGGAAAACAAAGCGGCCATGCGCGACTACTTGCGCGAGACCGCAGACGCCGAGGGGAACTACACCAAGAAAGCTCAAGACGCTTACATTCACGTGCTCGTAAATCGCGTCCTGCCAGCGCTCAGTCAAGCGGAACGATCCAAAGTGCTGACCGAACTCAAAACGAATGCGGCGGCCGGGAAGACGACAGTCAACCCGAGAACCGGCGCAGCAGCGGCGGGCGGCCCGATCACTTCGTTCAACGATCCACGCTTGCAGTGGTGAGATTAACGAGGGGGTTCGGCCTCGCCGGAGAGTGAGGCACACGATTGGCTGATCCCCTTCGCGGACAGCGAGTCGCCGCAAACTGGGAAGCGGTTGTCAAGACGAAGCCGGAAGACCAGATCCACGACGACTACTGGCTGTTCAATCGCCTGTCCAAAGGCAATGCCTTCGTCGGCTTGTCTGGCGGCGATTTCATTTCGTCTCCCATCGAATACGGTCTCAACACGACCGCGGGATCGTATTCGGACCTCGACACGTTCTCGACGACGCGCGTCGACGTGTTCGATCGCTACGAGTATCAGTGGAAAGAGAACATCGTCGTCGTCGTCATGTCCGAACTCGAAGAAGATCGGAATGCCGGCGCAGGCGAAGTCTTCCCCTTACTCCCGGCGAAACTGGAGAATGCCCGTCAGTCGATGCGTCGCGAGATGAATCGGCAGATGCACGCAAACTCCACCGGCAACGGCGGCAAGGACATGGACGGCGTCCAAGCGCTGATCAGTATCACTCCGGCGACCGGCTCACCGGGCGGCATCAATGCCGCGAACTTCTCATTCTGGCGCAATCAGCAGACCGCGGGCACACAGACGGCATCGGCCTTCGACAACCTGCGGGCGGCGATGCGCTCGATCTACAACCTCTGTTCCAACGGCGTCGGCGACCAACATCCGACGTTCGCGGAAACCACTCGAACGGTGTTCGAGGGGTTCGAGGGGTTGCTGCTCGCCAATGAGCGGTTCACGAGCAAAGAGTCCGCAGACGGCGGGTTCAAAAACGAAGTGGTGAAGTTCAAGGGCTGTCTCTTGTCCTACGACAATGCGGCGGCCTCGGGCGAACTCCGCTTCTACAATGAGCAGTTCATTAAGCTCGTCTACAAGACGGGCAAATGGATGAAGGCGCGGCCCGAAGTGAATCCGGCCAATCAGACGGCCGGCGTCATTGCGATCCGCACCAACGCGGATCTCATTGCCACAAACCGGCGTCGGCTCGGCGTCGTGTCGGCCATCACGTAATCGTTCCTTTTACAGAGAGGAGAGGGGAGAACATCATGCCGCTACTCACTGGACAGGGTCCGATTACCCAGGTCGGACAGACGTCCATTTCACTCACACACACCAGTCCGCCCCCGATGCAGTTGGGGTCGATCGCGCGCGATCAGGATGGCAACGAGTATGTGCTCTGCGCCTTTGACGGCCCCGTCTTCGGGGGCGTCCCGGTCGAGATCGACTCTGACTTCACGTGCCGCCAGTTGGGCACAACGGGTCGGGGTCGCGTCGGCGTCGCCTGCGGCGTCGGCACGTCGGACGAAATTGGATGGGTCCAGATTTACGGACTCTGCAATATCCAGTTGGGCATGTCCGGCGTGTCACCGTCCGATGCGGCGAACGGCCCGACCACGCTCGATACATCGATCCAGACCTTTTTCCGGCTCGGCACGTCGCTCACGTCGCCGAACGGGATTGGGTGGGCATCCGATCATACGAGCCTGTTGTCGGGGCACATCGTCGAGAACATCTTCGTCGCATCCGGCGCGGACCTCTCGGCGGTCTCGGCGGTCACGAGCGCGGCCTCGCACGTCGGCAATCAGTGCCTCGTGTTCCTGAACTATCCGACGATCGTGTATCGCAACTTCGGCGAGTAAAAACCATGACGGAGTCCATGCGCCCGTTGGTGCTCAACCTCGGGCGAGGCAACGTGGGGGGTCGCCGTCGCGGCGGCCCCCCGTATTTCGGCACCAAGAAACTCGCGATCTGCGGGTCGACGTCCGCCGTGAAGTTCGCGCCGTGGAACGATCCAAGCTGGACGATCGCGAGTCATTGCTGCACGCGGCCGAAGTGCGGGCGCGAGCCGGACTGGTATTTCGATCTGCACCCGCCGTCGTGTTTCACGAAACAGGGGAAAGGGTGGAACGCGCGCTATTACGATTGGCTGAAGCACTTGCAGACGCCGATCTTCATGCAGAAAGCATGGCCGGAGATTCCGATGGCGGTCGAGTATCCGCTGACGCGGGTGCTCTCGGAATTCCGGAGTTACTTCACCAATCACGCCGCGTACATGATCGCGCTCGCCATGACCGAAGGCGTGCAGACGATCGGCATCTTCGGCTGCGAGTATCAATCCGGCTCGGAGTATGCGATTCAGCGCGGCAGCCTCGAATACTGGCTCGGCCGGTTCGAGCAGTCAGGCGGGCGCGTGGTCTTGCCGGCGCGCGAGTCTGCGCTGCTCAACTTCCCGCGAGGTCTCTACGGCTACGAGTCGCACGATGCCGAGACCGGCAAATTGAAAGGCGACTACAAATCGAAGACAGCCGTCACGGTCGACACACCGGACGGGAAGCAAACGAAGACGTTGACGCTGGCGGCCGATGCCGATTGCCCGCCGCTCCGTCCGTTGCCCGATTACGTGAAGCGTATGATGGAGAAAGCCGAGGAGAAGAAACCAGATGCCGCCGTGGGCCAGTGATGCATTGTCGGTTGTCGCCATGCTCGGGCTATTTGTGCTCGCGTGGTGGGGCCGCCGCATTGCGTCCCAGGTCAAAGCCGAGGTTGAATTCCTGAAACACTGGAAGAAAGCGAGGCTCTATGTCACGCACCGTCAAAAGCCGTCGCGAAGCGCTCGACAACATCGCGGTCGGGTCGGCGATCACGACGCGGGAACGCACGATCGCGGGGGCACTGCCGCCTGATTTCACTGGCGTCGGCAACACCGAAAATATCGCCGTCGCGCAGGACTACGGCAACGAGCGCGTCGTGGCCGGCTCGGCGCTCATGGCCGGCGAACGGCTCGGCTCGTAAACGCACGTCGACCTGAAGGGGGAGAGGTCTTACACATGGCACGCAGCAAACGCACAATTCTCGACCGCAGGGAAATGGGGACACTACTCGCGACCGGCGCGAGTCGCGCCGACATCGCAGAATATCAGCGCGACGGCTACAGCTTCGAGGAGATTCTGGAATTCTGCGAGACCTCGAAAGCCGTGCGCGACGCCGGTAAAGACGAAGACGCCGATCGAAGCGCCAAGGCGACCAAGCGGGCCATGAAGCCGGAGAATGAATTCCATCCGGCGAAAAGCGCGTTCTCGTATCCGGAAGGCGACGTCGCCCGTCCGCGGCTCGAACCACCCTACCCGATCACCTACGCCGGCCATCCGGTCGAGCTGGACGTGACCACGGCACAGGAACTCGAATTGCTCTACCAGATCGACACGCCTGGGAAATACGTCGTGACGAAGTCGGACGACTCGCCGGTCGAGATCGACATCGAGATTCAGCGCAACTACAAGCGCGAGATCACGAAACTGGACATCATCATTCCGGCCCGAGGCAAGCACAACTGGCCGTCACAGGTGAAGGTCTTGGAGATGATCCTTGCTCAGCAAGCTGACAAAAAGGCTTCGCCGCTGGTGGCCGCGCATGGCTAAACGGCAACCCCGCAAGCCGAAGGCTGCCGCCCCGAAGACCGCCGCCGCCGCGCCGCTCCCGTTCGCGCCTGTCCAGGCGCGCAAAGCTGCAGCCGCCGTGCCGCTGCCGCGCTACCGCTGCGTCATTCTCGACGCCGATACCTACAAGCCGATCGGCGAGATTTTCACGAGCCGCCGCGAGCGCGTGATCAGCTACGACGGGAAGCTGCACGAGCACGTCTCGACGGCGGCCGATGGTGCGTGGGAATACGGTCCAGAGGACCGATAACCAAGGGGGTCGCCGTGGCCGTCACCGTGCAATTGCTCGACCTCGATCGGAAAAACAAGAAAGACCATCAGGGCAATGACACGTTCTCGATCGCGCAGCATCAGCACGTGATCATCGTAAACAACGTGCCCTATGAGCACGCGCGGACGCAGGCGAACGGCACGCTCGAATATGTGCCGTATGACCGCAGGCAGGGCTGATGTCACTCGAACAAATTGCGCATCTCACCGGGCGCAGCGACGAGAACGGGTCGCTGATCATCTCGACGAACGCGGCCGGGACGGACGAAGCACGCAAGCCGACCGGGCATGTGCGCGTGACGCAGACCGTGACCACGTCGTATCTCAAGATCGCCGAGAAAGCGGAAGACGCCACGATAGGCCCGTTCACTCCGGCGATGAACGTCATTGGTAGGGGAGACGGCACAAGCCTGCTCGTCGGCGTCGTGGCGGCTGGCGTTTCCCCTGGGCCGAAGCAACCGCTCGGCATGCTGCGCGTCAGAACGGACGGCCAAGGCTATCTGTTGACGTCGCAAGTGGCCGTTGGTGCGTTGCTCGGCCCCATTCTTCCGCTGTCGCAAGTGCTCTGCCGGATCGACGAGACTGGCGCGCTGCGCACAGCCATAGGACCGTAGCCGCATGGGGCAGGGGCCAGACCTCGCGCGTGCGCGTGACTCCCTCTCGCGTATGCTGCGTGCGAATCCGGATACCGGGATGGAAGTCCCGCAGTCGGACGCCTCGCGCTCGGCGGCTACGGATTTCCTGCAGTCGATCTTCGGGCCGCGGCAGGCTCCGGCTCCAGGCCGGCAGCCGAAACTCGACCTGGGCGACATGGCCCCGAAGCTCGTCGCGTCGGTCATGGCCGCCTGGGAGCGCAACCCCGATCTCACGGAGTCGGTCAACTGGACGGGGAAGCGGATTCCCGAGCAGGGGACGCGCGCCTTCCTCATGCCGGCCGGCATGTTCGGCGGCAAAGACACGATCAATCTCTCTCCCGAATTCGAGAAGCAGATCGACAACGTCTGGCACGAGCTATCGCACACACGCGGTATCGGCCTGCAGGATTTCCGCGAGAACAAGGGCGACATCACCGCGCACGACGTGACCGAAGCGAGCCGGCGCGTCAACCGTCCGCGCGACGTGAACCTGCCGCGCTCGATTGCAGCCAAGGCGCGCACCGATGCGCTGAAAGCGGGGTTGAAATGACGTTTGGCGACATTCAGACCGACGTCAAGCATGACCTCGGGCTGACGGCGTCGCCGCCGACCGCGGTCGCCAATCGCGTGAAGCGGAATATCAACAAGGGGCATCGGATCGTCATGGCCGACCCCGCGATGTCGAAAGTGCGCGATACGCTCGAACCGTTGACGTTCACAAGCGAAGCCTCACTCAACATCTACGGGCTGCCGGCCTCGATCGCCGTCCCGCGCGCGATCACCGAACGCGACACTGATCGCCGGCTCGGCCCGCTCACGATTGACGATCTCCGGTCGACCGACCCAGGGCTGACATCGAGCGGGACGCCTTACGGGTTCATTCCGCTCGGCTTCCGCCCGCTGAAGCGCCTGCCCGATCAGGCGACGGGCAAGGGCATATGGGTCGCGTCGTCCTCGGCCGCCGACACGACGCAGACCGCGCTCGCCAATGCGATTCAACTCGGCGGACTCCGGACGGGCGACATCGGGCCGGCGACGTTGAACGGCGTGACGCGCGTGCAGATCGGTCTCCTCACGGATCTGATCGATTTCCAATCTCTCTCGATCTCGGCGGTCGCGGCCGGCATCGTCTCGTTCTTTGACGCCGCCGCGGCCGGCAACACGCTGGCGCAGATTCCGATCGGCGACACGTCGCCGCGCTACTTTTGCGTCCAGTTGTATCCGTCGCCGACTGGCGCGACGGTCTACTACATCGACGGCACGCTCCGCGGCCTCGACATGGACGACGACCAAGACGAGCCGCTGATTCCGGAAGACTTCCACGACATGCTCACCGACTACGCGCGCGCGTGCGAGCATGAGCGCATGGGCGACGCGCAGCGCTTCGCGATGGCGATGCAGAAGTTCAATGACTCGCTGGTTCGGCTCCGCTCGTGGTGCTCCAGTCTGCCGTCCGACGAGTGGGTGCTCGGCCGACCGTCCCGTCGCCGCTACTCGCGATATGGGCCATGGTTCCCCGCGGAGACGTGGTAAGTGGGTCAAATCGTATGGGCCGAATGCCTCGGCCGTAACGGGTGGGACAATCCGCTCGCGATTCCCGGCAACATGGGGATCGAAGCGCTCAACGTCTCGCTCAAAGACAACACGCTCGGCGAGAAGCGCCCAGGTTCGGCGACGGTCACGCTGACCGGCGACGCCTTCACCGGCACCAATCATCTCGCGAAGTTCGTCGCCGGACAGGATGAGTCGGCCGCGCAGTTGATCATCGTTTCGGCTGATGCGACGCCGAAGATTCTCCGGGTGACGGCGGCCAATGCCGCGGTCAATCTAACACTGGCCGACAACATCGCGTCGCGCCCGCAAGACGTCGTGACCGCGGTGCTCAATGGCAAGCTGTTCATAGCCTACGACTCGACGATCAACCGGCTGCATGTCTACGATCCGGACGAATCAACCTCAGTCGTGCGCCGCGTCGGCCTCGCGACGCCGGCCGCGCCCGTCGTGGCCGATCAGGGAGCCGGCACGTATCCTGCCGTCCAGCGCTGGTATCGCGTGTCCTATCGCGTCAAGAGCGGGTCGAACATCCTGCGCGAAAGCGAGATGTCGCCAGTTACCGCGTTCACGCCGAACGCCACGAGCGCCAGTGCGCGCATCACGAAGCCGGCGACGATCAGTGAGAACGAGACGCATTGGGTGGTCTACGCCTCGGCCGACAGCGAAGACGGCCCGTTCTACGAGATCGCCGAGACCGTCGTCGGCACGACGACCTTCGATGATTCGATCGACGTCACGACCTACGACGACGGCACCTATCCGCTCGCGCCGCTCCTCGACAGCCATCATCCGTTTCCGTCGGTCAAATACATTCTCTCGGACGGCGTCAGGCTGTTCGGGTTTGGCGTGTGGGAGACCGCGGCCGGCGACTCGCTCGCGCCGGTCTCGGGCCGGCTCTACTTCACGCCGGCTCGCGGCGCGTCGGACGCCGACGACGACGACGAGCGCGTGCAGTCGACCGCAGAGCAGGACGATTTCCTCGACCTCAACATCTCTGGCGGCACGGCTGATCGCGGGTTGGCCGGCCCGCTCAATGGGCGCATCTTCGCGTTTCAATCGCGCGGCATCTACATGATCGTGCCGACGCAGAGCGCGGTCTCGCCGGTCAAGCGCATCGTGATCAGCGAAACGCTCGGGGCGGTCTCGCATCATTCCCTCGTGGTCGCCGAAGACGAGCAGGGTGCTCCGGCGCTCTACTTCCTCGATCCGAAACGCGGGCCGACGCGCATCGGCCTCGGGGCCGACATTCAGTGGGTGGGCAAAGACGTCAAAGACGTGTGGGAAACGATCAACCTGTCGGCGTCGACCGTCGTCGCGCATGGGCACTACGACCCGGCAAAGAAACAGGTCAAGTGGTGGATTGCGACCGGCGCGAGCAATGAGCCGGACACGATGATCGTCTATCACGTCGCGCTCGGCCGCGCCGAAGCCGTGTCGAGTGACGTGCGCGCCGGGTGGGCGAAGTGGACGGGGTCACTGGCGGCGGCACGCACCGCGGTGCTGTTTCCGTCGACGCTCGCCGCGACGCGCCCGCTCACCGAATGCAGTTACGCCGGTAATGCGTCGACGGCGCTCTTTCGGCAGGATGGCACAAGCAATCAAGACTTCGGGACGAACTATCAGGGCTATGTCGAGTCGAAGGCGCACACCGGAGACGTGCGCGGCCGGCTGTGGGCGCTTAAAGACGCCTACGTCAGCGCGCGCGTGCAATCGAGCACGACGATCGGGCACACCGTCGTGAAGAATTTCGGCGACGAGTCCAATCCGACGCAGACCGTGTCGCTCGCCGCGCCGAACGCCGGCAGCGAAACGCGCGTGCGCCCGCGCGTAGTGGACCTGCCGCTCTCCCATCTCATGTCGGCGTCCGTGCGCCTGGGCGACACTGCGGCGGCCAACACGACGTGGCAACTCGACCGCTACGACGCGATTACCGAAATTCACGTCGGGGCGATGGGGAATGAGTAGTGGCGACCATCTTTGTTCCGGTTCCGGGGAACGCATGGCGCACGATTCTCAGCAAGCAGACGCGGCACGCCTTCGACGAACTCACGACGGAACTCGGCGTCTCGCTCGAAGACATACAGGACGCGATCAACAGCATCGAGACAGACGTCGAGGACATCGACCTCACGCATCAGTTGCTCGACACGCCGGTCCACACCGACACGGAGACCAACCCGCCGCTCCCAGGCGCGCTCGTGGTGGGCCGGCCCGCGGCCAGTGTCGACCTCTCGCTTTACTGGGTCGACGGACAGCCGGTCGATTTCCTCAACACGGTCGAGCCGACAGGTGGCGTGAAGTATTGGATGGATGGGTTGCCGTTCTCCGCGGTGACATCTCTCACCGATGGCGACGTCGTGTGGGTGCGGCTCGTCGTCGGCCCGAATGGCTACGTGCTCACGTCGACCGGGACTGGCGTCGAGTGGGCGGAAGCCGCGGCGATTACGAGTCGGCCGTCCGTCTCCGCGCCGATGGCGGCAGCGCAGGCGATTCCAGTCAGCACGCCGACGCTGATCACTCTCGACACGCCGGAATTCGACTCGGGGCCGTTCTGGAGCGCTGCGTCGCCGACGCGGCTCACGGTGCCAGTCGAGAAAGGCGGCGTCTATCTCGCGCTCGGGCAGATCACATGGACGCTCAGCAACCTCGGCCCGCTGCGCGCGCGGCTACTCGTGAATGGGACGGCGGTCGCGCGCGATGAAGACGGAAACCTGAATGGTGCCGCGACGATCAGCCAGAACCTCTCGAAGCTACTCACGCTCAACGCTGGCGACTATGTCGAACTCGAAGCCTTTCAGTCCGGCACGGTGGGCACGGTGACGGCCGGAACGGGCGAATCGTTTCTCCAGTTGGTGAAACAGTAGTGGCGGTCTACATCGCGTTCGCCAACGGGAACCTCAGCGACGCAGCCGGCACGTGGGACACGGTTGACGCGACCTCGTTCCTTAATTCGGACGCGGCCAATACTGCGCTCACGACGGCCTACGTCGAGTCGCAGACCTTCGTTCCTGGCGCAATCACTATCGACGCGATTGCCGTCTTCGTGAACGCCCGCGCCGCCTCTCCGGCTGGCACGATCAGCGTGCGGCTCGCGCAGGCCGGCGTCCTCGTCGCCGGCACGGAAGTCACGATCAACGTCTCGGACATCGACCGCAACACAAGTTCGCTGCACTATCCTGGGTGGTATCTCTTTAAGTTCGCGGCCCCGGTCCTGCTCGTCGCCGCGACGGCCTACAGCGTCAGCGCGAAGACCTCATCGGCAGCGATGGTCAACCTGAATCGCAACGCGACGGCAGGCAATTGGTCGCGCATGCTGCGCACGACGACGGCCGGCAACCCAGGCGCAGGCGACGAGTGGCACGTGCTCGGCGAGTGGACGGCGGCGGCCACGAAGACGAACCGGACGATCGCGATGGATGAAGTCGCCGCGGTCGACTATGGCGCGGCCTCAACGAGTCTGAATCTGCAGTCGGTCACGATCGGCAAAGGCGGCACGCTCGCCTTCAATAACGCAGGGGCGACGAACTACGTGCTGCAGGTCTCTGGCGGCGTGCGCGTGTGGGCAGGCGGCATCTTCACGATCGGCACGGTCGCGTCTCCCATCCCGATCACGTCGACGGCGACGCTGCAATTCGACTGCGCCGCCGATGGTGATTTCGGCTTGCTCGTCGACGGCACCTTCACGGCACAAGGTGTCGCGCGAACGGCCGGGAAGAACGTCGTCGCGGTCTTGTTGAACGGCGACGAAGCGGCGGCGCAGACGACCCTGAGCATCGGCCCGATCAGCGGGGTTGGCAGTGCCGACCCAGGATGGCTCAATGGCGACGTCGTGCAACTCGGGTCGACGACACGCACCTCGACGCAGACCGAGAATCGCGTGCTTAACGGGAATGCTGGCGCGACGACGCTCGATGTCACGGTCGGGTTGACGAATGCCCACTCCGGCACGTCGCCCACGCAAGCGGTCATGGGCTGTGTCACGCGGAACGTGATCGTGAAGTCAGTCTCGGCGACGGCCATGGCGTTCTGCACGTTCGCACCGGACGGCACGGTCGACTGCGACTGGGTTCGGTTCACGCAGTTGGGCGCGACGACCAACTACAAGCGCGGCGTGCAGATTCAAACGGTCTCAGGCTCAGCGACGCTAGACTACTGCGCGGTCGATGCGTTCGAGCAGTATGGGATCTATCTCGGCTTCGACGGCACGGCGAATTGGAACAACGTGGCCGTCCGGAATACGGTGGTCTCGTCCGTGACAGCCGGCGTGACGATCGTGGCCGGCGTCTTCGCTGAGCCGTCGACGGGCATCTCGATCACGCTCTCTGACATCACGGTTCCAGGCATCGGTGGCGCGGCCGGCGCACGCGACGGATTCTCGCTGGCCGAGTCCGCGTCGCTCACCTATGCAGCGATCTCGAATATCCGGGTGTCCAGTTGTGTCGGCCGCGGTTTCGCGATTGGCAATTTCGGCAACATCTCGGGGCTGCACTCCAACAGCAACGGGTCGACCGGCGTCGAGTTCACCGGCACCTGTTTCGGCTATGTCACGACGCTGAATTCGTGGCGCAATAACAGCTTCGGCATCGCGATCGGCAATGCCGCATGGCTCGTCCTCGACACCGGGCAGGTCTTCGGGAACCTGACGCGCAACATCACGCTGACGACCAGTTGCGACTACGTGCATTTCAAGTCATTCACGATTGCCGGCGACACGACGTTCGCCGTCACCGAAGGCATTCAACTCGCGAGCGGCGCGACCACGGTCGCGAGCCTGATCTTCGAGAACTGCTCATTCGGCCCGACGTCCGGCATCTTCGTGGCTCACACGTCTGAAGACGTCGACTACGGCTCGTTCAAAGTCGCGCACGCCTACTATCGCGACACGACGTTCGCGTCGGCATCGGAGTCGGCGAATAGCGCGAACCTGGGCGGGCGGTCCTCGATTCACGAGCAGCGTCGCGAAGGAGCGACCAACGTCCACAAGACGACCTACCCACAACTCGGCGTCGTCGAATATGACACGGCGGTCTTCCGCTCGGCGTCACCGTCCGAGAAGATGTCGCCGATATTCGCGTCGAACAGTCTCACGAATTTCAGGCTCCGGTCTCAGGTGCGCCGGAAGCCAATCAAGTCCGGCCAGACGGCATCGGTTTCTGTCTACGTCCGCAAATCAGCGGCGTATAATGGGGCCGCGCCGCGGCTGTTACTGCTCTCGAACTCGGCAATCGGAATTGATTCTGACGTCGTGGCCGCGACGCACTCGAACGCGGCCGACACGTGGCAACTGCTCAGCTACACGACGCCGGCCGCCTCTGAAGATGGCGTCGTCAGCTTCGTGGTCGAGTGCGATGGCACGGCTGGCGCGGCGTATACTGACGATTGGACGTAACCCTATGGCGATGCTGAGTCCGTTCGCACGAGCACGAGTCAAGTCCGGAGCCGCCACAGACGCGATCGACGCGGCGCTCGCGCCGCCCGCGCAGGCGGCACCGGCCGGCATTGCAGCCGGAGACGGCATGGAGAACATGCCGACGACCAAGCCAGTCGCCGATCCGAACGCGAGCGGTCCTGCCGGCGCGGCGCTCGGCGCACCGTCGCCGTTCCAATCGCACTACGGCACCGTGAGCGGCTACTTGCAGGACGCCGTCCGAAATTACGCGCCGACCGTGCAGGCCGCCAAGAGTGAGCAGGAAGCGAAAGGTCTCTCGGAGAACTATCTCCGCACGCTCATTCCTGAAATTGAAAAGCGCGGCGGCAAGGTCGGCCAGATCAAAGGCGACAAGATGCAGATCGACGGCAAGTGGGTCGATCTCTACGAGGACATCGGCGGCAAGTCCGCGCCGCAATATCTCGTCGACGAAGGCGGGGGCGGGATGGGGGCCGGACTCGGCAGCAGTCTGGCGGCTCTACTCGGCGGAAGTTCAATGGGGTCGGCGCTCGGCCAGAACCAAGCCGCGCCGGAACTGACGTCAGCCGGCCCCGATACCGCGAGCGCGCGCCTCAAGGCGATTCTCGATCAACTCGCCGCCGCGAACGCGACACCGCTGCAGCAACAGCAGATCGTGAAGGGCGCAGGCCAACGCGACGCGACCGATCGCATGTTGGCTGAAGGACGGGCCTGATGGCTGACGAAGTCCCCCCGACGCCAGATCCGTTTGCCGCGATTGGCGGCGGCGTCTACGAAAACGGCGGCTGGAAGCCGAAGGGCATGGCGACAGGCACGGCGGCTCCGGCTGCGCCGACGACGCCGGGTGCGCCGGCTGCGCCCGCGCCTGCGCCGGCACAGGGCGGCGCAGCGCCGCAAGTTCAGTCGGCACTCACCGACGTCCTCACGCGCACGCTGACCGGCCCGACGCCGGAGCAATACGCGCAGGGTGCGTCGACCGGGCCGGAAGCGGCAGGCTTCCGCATTGCTGCGCGCCGCGGTCTCGATCGCGCGCTCGCGCAGAACGCCGAGTCGTCGGCCTACTCAGGACTCTCGAACGCGGGCGGTCGCGAGCGTCAACTCCGACAGCAGACCGCCGAAAGCGAAGCTGGCTTCGTCGGCAACCTCGCCGGTCAGCGCATGCAAGACCGTCGCAATGAATTGTTCCAAGCCATGAACCTCGCCGCGTCGCAGGGCGATGCCGCCGCGGCGCGCGCGCTGCAACTCAAGTTGGGCGAGATGGACGCCGCGCTCAAGGAAAAAGGCTTGAACGTGCAGTCGGCGCTCGGCGGCAGCGACATCGATGCGCGACTGCGCATTGCCGGCATGGACGACGCGACACGGCGTCTCCTCGGACAAGGCGACCTCGACCTGCGGAAGTTGCTCGGCATGTCCGGCCTTGGCATCGACACGGCAAAGCTCCAACTCATGGCGCAGCAGGACGCGATGAATTCGATCTTGGGCGCGCTCTAGGGGCACCGCGATGGCCGATCACAAAGCACAAGCGCGGCAGTTCACCGATACGCTGCAGTCGAATCCGGAATGGCAGAAGTATTGGGACGAACAGATCGCGACCATGCGCCGCGGGCAGGCGGCCGGCACGTCGATCGACCAAGACAAGATCCGCGCTTACTATCAACCGCAATGGGCCGCCGCCGCGAAACGCATTACCGGCATGGACGTGCCGCACGACTACGAATTCAACATGGTCGGGTCACTGAGCGGTCGGCCCGACGAGCTTGTGACGCGGCGTGGGTTCATGGCGCGCAATCCGTGGGTGATGCCGGCAGCCGCCGCGACGGCTGGCATTGCGGCTCCGCTAGTCGGCGGGTTTGCGGGCGGCGGGGCCGCGGCGACCGGCGCAGGCGGCGCGACGCCGGCATTGTCGTCTATTCCAACGTCGGCCGGATTCACGATGCCGACCGTGGGTGGTGTCTCCAGTCTGGCGGCTCCGGCCGCCGCGACGACTGGCGCAGGGGGCGGTATGGGTGTGGGCGGCGTCCTGAAAAATATCTTCGGATTTGGGGGCGGCGGCGGTGGGGGCGGCGGCGCGGACCTCGCGCGTCGCGCGCTGAGCATTGGCGGCGACATCGCATCGAACATCGCGGCCGGCCGCACGAAGGGCCGCATCGACGAAGCCGACTACAACCTCGATCGCGATCGGCAGGCGCAGCTTCGCGCGCAACTCGAACAGCAGGCGTCGCAGTTCGGCGCGAATCTCGACCTCGATCGCCGGAAGTTTGCCGAGGACTCCGACCGGGCGAAACTCAAGCGCGCCGTCGCGCTCGGCATGCTCGGCGGCATGCAAGACGTCTCGATCGACGTGCCCGACGAACTCAAGCAGTATGTGCCGAAGATTTCTGGCGGCGCGACACCGAGTTCAATCGCCAATCGCGCCGCGCTCGTCGAAGCCATGCAGCCGCGCGTGCTGAAGTCGCTGATGGAAGGCGAGAAGTTCGATCCCTACAAGCCGCCGCCGATTCCGGAACTCTCGGCGATTCCGTCGCGCACCGGCCTCGACAAAGGTCTCGACATCGTCGGTTACGCCGGTCTGGCGAATGACATTCTCGGGCGTTACTTCCCGCGTGGCACGACGCCGCAGCAGCCGACGCAGACGTCGTCGAATCCCGCGCCAGTCAACACACGCGGGTTGAGGTTCGGCTAATGGCCGGCCAAGGGAGTCTCGGGCTACAGCAGAGTTACGGCGCGCAGGCGGCGCGGCAAGCGTTCCGCGACATGATCGCGTCCGAGCTTGCGGCCGAGGACCGTCGCCGCAAGATCGAACAAGAGCAATTCGAGAATCAGCAAAAGGCCGAAGCGACGCGCCTCGCGCGCGACCGCTACGGTCTCGACACGAGCAAGTTCGGACTAGAGACCACGAAATACACCGACGAATCGCCGAAGCGGGCGGCCGACCTCGCCTACGTGAACGCGCAGACCGGCAAGCTGACACAGGAGACCGGGTTTGCGCAGAGTGATCGTGACCGGCTAATGAAGGGCATTTCGATGCTGCCCGACGAAGGCGCGATGTCGCCGCGGAAACTCGCGGACCTGTCGGCCGCGTCAGATTTCAAACTCAAGCCGACCGACCTCGTGCCGAAGCCGCAGAACCAGACGGACTACGGCGATTTCCTCGCGCGCTACGCGGGCAGTATCGGGAAAAAGATCGAGCAGTTGACGCCGGCTGACGAGGTCGCCGCGCGCAAGCTGTGGGGGCAGGCCGACGACCAACCGCGACAGATGGTGCCGATCGTCGTCGCCGGCCCGCAGGGACCGGTCATTGTCGATCGCGGATCTGGCACTGGCCGACCCGTCACGATGGGCGACACGAAAGAGACGGTCGGCCGACCGCTGTCCGGCAGCGAGGTCGAAAAGGTCGCTGGCGGCGAGCAGGGCATTGACGTCATTGGTCGGCTGCGCCGGCTCAAGACGGAGAATCCGTGGATCGATCAGAACCTCGGCCCGCTCGCCGGTCGATGGGCGGAAGCACAGCAGTTCATTCCAGGCACGAAAGTGCCGCCCCCGATGGCGTCGTTCATTGCCGACACGGCAATTCTGCGCAATGCCACGATCAAGGCGATTACCGGCGCGCAGATGTCCGAGCCGGAAGCACGCCGCATCCGGCAGCAGATTCCGGAGATCACCGACAAGCCGGAAGTGTGGGAAGCGAAGGCCGCGGCGACGGAGCAGAACCTTGCCGCGATGAACGCGCGGATCAAAAGCCTGCGCGGCCAGTCGCAGACACCGGGCGCAACCGCGCAGCCTGGAGCCGCTGACGACCCGCTCGGCATTCGACGTCGCGGGGGCGAGTGATGGACCAAGGGCAGCAACAGACGCTCGCCGAACTCATTCGCGCGAAGTATCCGGGTGTCTACGGCGACATGACCGACGCCGAACTCGAATCCGCGATCATCGCGAAGTATCCGGGGAAGTATGACGACCTGCCGCGCTCGAAGACGCCAGAGGAGCGTCAAGCCGAACACCGCGCGACGAAGATCGGCGGCTCCGGATATGCCGGCGACGCCGGGACGACCTACGGCGACATCGAGACACCTGGGAAGCAAGCGCTCGGACATGCGGCGCTCGACCTCTCGCTCGGCTATGCGACGGGCGGTCTGGCCGGCGCGGCGACGCGCAGCCTCGGGCGCAAGCTGATGATCGAAGGCGCGGAGCGGTTGCCGACGTTTACGAAAGTCGTCAAAGAGGAAGTCTCGCCGATCGTCGATCGGCTCGCGAAGCCGATTACGCGCACGTGGAACGAGATCGAGGTCGGCCCCGCGAAGGCCGCCTCGCGCGGCGCACTCCCGGCGCTCAAGAATGTGCTGACGTCCGGCTACTACGGCGCGACCGGCCGGCCGATTCAGGCGATTGCACAATTGGCCGCCGCGTCGCCGGCCTCGGCCACGCGACTCATTCAGACCGGCAGCCGCCTCAAGAGCGCGGCCTCGCCGCTCGGCTTCTCGATTCAGGGGCTAATCTCCGCGCTTGGCGCGAAGGACGCGATCGACCGATACTTAGGTAGTGGCTCGAAATGAAGCGGCTCAAGCGCGACCATCTCAAGCAAGTCCACGTCTGCGTGACGCACGTCAACGGGAAGACCGGCGATCTGACAATTCACGAGACGGCGCTCCCGCTCGAATTCAAAGACGAGCGCCTTTTCTATAACGGCGAGTGGTGGCACGTGGCCGACGAAGATGCCGACCCGCCCCGCTACGAGCGCGATGAATGAATACGAATGGCCTTGGCGGAAATGGAAACGGTCTAATGGACGGCGGCGGACTCCTCACCGGGATGCCGCCCTGGATGCGGTTTATCTTGGTCGCAGGACCGACGACCGTCATCGCGCTGTTCCTCGTCTATCAACTCACCAATGAGCGGAGCCTGAAGCTCGACGAGATCCGTCGCAATCAAGAGTCGCACGCCTCGTCTATGGCGGCGCAGGCGACGGCGTTCTCGTTTTTCGCGACGTCGCACGGCTCCGATACCGCTCGGATCATTGCGCTCCTTCGACAACTCTGCATGAACACCGCGCGCAATTACGAGGAGCGGCGCGGTTGTGGGGAGTAGCAACCTCGATCGCGCGCGTGTCTACGCGCAGTTCGTGCTCCACGAAGGCCGGCGTCTCAAGCCCTACGTCGACACGGTCGGCAAGATCACGATCGGGATCGGGCACAATCTCACCGACCGCGGGCTGAAGCCAAAATTCGTCGACGAGGTCTTTTGGGAAGACATCGCGGACGCCTCGACGGAGCTTGCCGCCGCGGCACCGTGGATCGAAGCACTCGACCCGGTTCGGTATCGCGTGTTCCTCGACATGGCATTCAACATGGGCGTGCCGAAGCTGATGAAATTCCGCAAGACGCTCGACGCCGCACGCGCGCGGCGCTATGAACTCGCCTCGGTCCAGATGTTAGATAGCAAGTGGGCCGACGACGTCAAAGAAGGGCGCGCGCTCCGTCTGGCCGGGATGATGTCCAGTGGCAAAGACTCCACAGATTTCTGATCAGCTACGCCGGCAAAGTCTCGCGACGCCGGTCGCGGCCGGCCCGCTCGCCTGGGAATGGTTTACCGGCTACTGGCAGTGGTGGCTCCCGCTGTTCTGGCTGGCCGGCTACGAGATATATGCCCTGATTACCCATCGGCCGACCCTGTCGAGGCTCGTCTGGCGGTCGGCTAAAGCCTATCCGTGGAGCGTCGCGATCGTGGTCAGTGCGGTGGTGATACTATTGCCGCACTTCTATGTCCCAGGCGCAGAAGGCTGGACCGTAGCACTCACCGGGTTGACGTTCGTCTGGATCTTTTACTCGCTCTCACAAAAGGCTGCTCCAATGCCAATCGACAGCGAAGGCCGCTATCAAGAGACACCAAACGCGAATATCGCATCGCGCGCGGTCAACAACGAGCCTGTCATAACCTTCGGCGTCGCTGGCAACGCGCTCGCCACGCTGATCGTAGCCATCGCGAAGGCCAGAGGCTTCGACATCGGGTTGACGGACGTCGGCGTGATCTTCGCTGCGATCAACACGATTGTGTCGCTGATTCAGCGCGCCCGAGTCACGCCGTCGTCTCCCGTCGCCCCGCATCCTGACGCGCCATAAGCACGGTGCTCCGTGAAAGGCCCGTTCGTTTTCCCGTCCGGCATTTTCCCGTATCCGCTGTCTGTCGGCGGCCTGACCTACTGCTGTCTCCGCGAGCAACCGGGGTTGGTCATGCGTCGCTGGCAGGATGGCTTCCCCGAGCACGCGATCACGCTGTGGACGAATAAAGACGTCACGGAGAAAGGCGAGCCGCGGCTGACGCTGATCGATGGCAATGTGCTCGTGGCCTATCAGATCGGCACCGTCGTCGTCGTCGACTACGCGCGGACGGGCGACCCGGCCTCAGATTGGGAGATTCCCTGCAACGGGAACTCACCGTGCGCGTGGAGTTCGGACGGGCTATTCGGCGTGCAGGACATCACGCAGACGGTGCTGCAAGCGCAGTGGCCGAACGAGCCGACTGTCCACGCGCGCGCCGGCAACGCGGAAGGCATCAGCCGCTACATCGCGCCACCCGGCGCGTGGGTGCTCAATAACGAGGAAGCGCACCGCGGCTACCATCTCGCGCAAGACGGCTCGGCAGCGGTCTGGCCGGCCGACCTGGGCGGCGTCGAGATGGAGATCGGCGGCAAGCGCGGCGTGCTCTTGCCTGGGCAGATCACGAATGACCCGCGCGTGACGCGGCAAGGTGACGGGCGATACACGGTGGTCTATTGGGGCAAAGACGGCCAGTCGACCGGCGCGATCGTCGACATCACGGCTGACGACCTCAAGCAGATTCCGCTGCCCGAGCCGGACGTCGAGCCGTATCTCAGGCGCGTGCCGCATCTCTCCGACTACAACTTCGATGCTGACCGCGGCTACGGCGACCATCCCGGCACGATCCTGCACGCGGCCGTCTGCACGACGCCGTCAGACGTCGCGAAGGCGAACGACGCTGGCGCGTGGGTCGCGGCCGGCGTCGGCCATCTCGCGCTCGCGACTCGGAAGGCGCTCTGCATCGTCGCGAACGACTATGCGGGAGCGCCGCCGCTCACGACACAGATCGCCGATGCCGTGCCGTCGTGCCAAGAGTGGGGAGTCGGCCTGCTCGCGATCGACGATGCGCAGTGGGCAAACGGATTCCCGGCGAACCTGCCACGCGAAGCGCTCTGCGGCGTCTACGCCTATCGCAATCCGAACGAGCCGATCGGCGCGTTCACGGAGCGGTTTCTCCAAGGCTGCGCGCGCGTCGTCTCGTCCGGCCGCCGCGTCTGCCTCGTCGTCGGCTGCGACGACCGGCTCGGGACGCTGTCCGACGTCGAGATCATCGAGGCACTGAAACAGGATTTCGCGACCACGCGCGTCGTCGCCGACATTGCCATGGTGCGCGTCTTCAGCTACGGCCGCGCCAATCAAGCGAAGACGACAGGTGGCGGCATCGTTCACCCTAAAGCCTGGGAGTGGTGCGTCGCGAGCTACACCGCGTCACAGAAACCCAATTGGACCGACTATCAACTTGCGGACGATCCGCCCGAGCCGACACCGGAGAGACCCATGAACGTCTATCTGCACGACGATGCCGAGAAGCCTGTCAATGACACGTTCAAGCCGAAGCTGCTCGGGGAGCGCATCCCGAACACGAACGGCGCACCGCTGCGCGACGGCAATCTGCGCGACAACTCATCCGGTTGGTGTATCAAAAAGCCGAACGGCAAGCTGCTCACGTTGACGCCGGATCGCCGATGGGAAGAACGCGATTTCTCGGTCGAGAACATGCGGTCGTGGGAGACGTTCTATGACGGCTCGCCTGGGTTCACGGTCGCGCCCGATCGCGACGGGCAGACGTTCACGCTGAAGACCGTCACCGGCCGGTAGTTCGCCGTGCATCCCTACTACAGCCTCTCCGGACGCCAGTCGATCGACGGCGGCGGCGCAGGCGGCGGCGGCGAGCCGCCCGTCCCGCTCCGTCGCGACGGGCAGCACTTCATTCGCTCCGACAACTCGGCCATCCACAAGTATCGCGGGCTGACGGCGTTCACCGCGCTCGATGATTGGCTGAAGGGCCGGCAAGACAAGCTGATCGCCTACGCGGCCTTCACGCGCGCGATGGCGCTCAACACGTGGCGAATCTTCGGCGTCTGGAACAACGTCGGCCTCAAGCCGGAAGGCAGTTACTACAACGAAGCGAAGGCGCTATTTCGCTGGATGAAGGAACAGGGGATCTACGCGCACTTCGTCTGCCTCTGCGATCAGGTCGACGGCTCCTCGGTGCGGCTGCCGAAAGCGCAACAGGTCGACCATCTCCGGCGCATGATCGAAATCGCGAAGGATACGGGCACGGTGCTCCTAGAGGAATTCAACGAGTTCGAGAAGAATGACGGCGACGGCGTCTGCGGCCTACTCGACCCATCGAGCTATGGCGCGGTCATGGGGACGCGCACGTGGTGGGGCGAGAATGCCAATTACCTGCAGGCCGGCTCGCTGCTCGCGTTCACGAACGGGCACACCGACCGCGGCCCCGAGCACGCGCGCAAAGCGGTGCAGTCTTACATCGTGGCGCGCGAAGGCTACGACTATCAACGGCCGACCTCGGGCCGCGCGCCGGCCACGAATCGGCCGCACATCCTCGGCGAACCCAGGTGGATCGCTGAAGGCTCGACGCCGCGCCAGCATGCCGACTATGCCGCGCTCGGCACGTGGCTCGCCGGCCAAGGCTCCCTGATTCATGGGACGTTCCACACCCTCACCGGCCGCGGCGACACCGACCTGCAGAACTGCGTCGCGCCGGAAGGCGGCGTCGCGCTCGAATGCTGCCTCGCAGTGCGCGACGTGCATCTGTCCGGCCTCATCCCGGCTGACGTCGCTGCGCTCGGGCGCTTCGGCCACGGCACGGTCGACCCGCTCACGAATGCGCCGACCAACCCGGATTGTCCGCTGATCCATCAGGATCGAGTCTTTCAAGACGTCTGGAACGATTACGGCGTGCTCCGGACCTACTACATGGAAGTTGGCGGCCGGTATTACTGCGTGCCGGTCGACCCGGCTCCCAACTGGCAGCCGAGAGAAGCGCCCGGTTTCACAATTGTCGCTCAGGGTGGGTATCAGGGCGACGGGAAGGGTGGTAACGTATTTGTAATGCGCAGAAACTAGGATGGCAATTCCGCCGAAGGCTGAAAGCCTGCGTAATCTCTCGGCCCGAGACCTCGCCGACCTCGTTCTGAAGCAGCGGGAGCACTACGGCGAGGCACTGATGAAAGTCGCGCGTCTGGCGCGGAAGTTGAATCAGCACGACATCGCAGACGTTGCCATCCAGCTTCGCGACACCTATGGGGTCGGCGAAGCGAAGTTAGAGCCGTTTGGGCGCGGGAACTGGCGGCGTGGGCCGTAGGCTCGATGTAAGGAGCGTGCCGCCGCAACTCGCGCACACGATCTCAAAGTCGCCCATCAGCAACTCGACCTTTGGAAGCGGCCCGAAGACTTTGATCTCGAACACCGTGATACCGCATCCCTTACAGCCGATCGATGTGACCCATGGGCGCTCTGGACTCCCGTTCACTCGCGGCCATTCGTTCAGGTTGATCTGCTCGTCTCTCGCCATCATCGGACCCACCCGCCTGCTTTGAGATAGTCAGAAAACGCTGTAAGGCCGCCTGAGAGATGCGCGACGCGCGCCAGCCGGCAGAGGTCTCGGAACTCCTCTTGCGGCTCGCTGAGCCGACCCTTGGCCGCCTTGCACTCCACGCAGACGAGAGTCCAATAGTCAGACCACGGTTCGAGATGCCTTGCGGGCGGCAGGAACACGAGCAGGTCGGCGACGCCTGGAGTCTGCCGGGTCGACTGCGATTCGCCTTTCGGCCGGCGCGTCCCGAGCACGTAGCACTTGCCGCCGACCATGCGAGCCAGATTTATGATGTCGGCTTGCTCGTGCTTTTCGAGTCGTCGTGGTAGGAGACGATCCAAAGTCCGCCGTGCTTTTGCCGCGTCCGGATGTTGTAACCCTGCTTTTTGAGTTCCCATACCCTTGCCATCGCGCGCGCGCCGCCGACCTGCCGTAGCTCGTGATTGGTCGCGATGCCGCGCGCTTTAAGAATCGACAACACCTTGTCGCGATTCGTGCGCCGCCGTGGCTCGTCCGTGGTCGCGGGAGCCATGAACTCATCATCGAACGGAAGACCCTGATTCAGTCGCAGCGCGTCGGCCTCGGCGCGCAACCTGAACGCGATGCGCTGCACAGCTTCGGCCATGGCATCGTCAGTGAGTTTGTGGAATAGGAGCATCAGGCCGCTCGCCTCGACCGTCAGTCGATGCGCCAGACCTCGCCGCTCGCGATTGGTCATGGCCGCGCCTTGATTCGCTGCGCGATGAAGGCTTCGAGCGCGCGCCGGCATTCGCCGCAGATTTCCTTTGCCCACGCGCCGCCTGGGAAACCAAAGACGATCTCATCCTTCGTCCCATGTAGCTGTTGCATCACGAGATTGAAGCCGGCATGGCTCGGATGCGTGACCACCTTGGCGTCCGGCATTTGTGTGTCGCAGATGTCACAGAAGCGTTTCAGCATTTAAGTCTTCCCCCGCGGGCGCTCGCCGCGCTCGATCGCGTCGGCGTCTTTCGGATGGTAGGCGTCGCACAAGCCGGCGCGCACCTTAAGCAGCGAACAACCGCACGGCGCGAATCTGATCTTCTCAGCCGTGGGCGCGTCGCGTCGACGCGCAAGCTCGGACTCCGCGGCGAGTCTCCATTGACGCGCGACCTCGCGCAGCGACGACCAATTGCGCGACGCTTTCTCGAAGCCTTTGACCTCGGGGCGGTCGCGCTCGCTCACGTCGTCTCGACCTCGGCCTCTGGCTGCGCGCCGCCGCCACGATGCAGCAGCGCGTCGATAAAACGATGGACGGCCACGGCGACGTCCGGTTCGAGCACGAACCGATTCGTGGTAGCGATGCCGTTCTCCGTCGTCAGGACAACCGCATAGCCGTCGAACTCCGCATAGACGCCGTCGCCGATGTAGGTCTTCGCCATGGGGCAATCCTACGCGCTTGACGCAAGCATGTCAATGCGTGTAGCATGCACAGCCGTGGCTCTTAGCAAAGCAATCAAAGCTCACTACGCGGCCCTGGGACGCAAGCGCGCCGCGGCACTCACGCCGGCTCGTCGGTCGGAGATTGCCCGCGCCGCCGCGCTGGCTCGATGGGCGGCCCCTCGGCGGAAGCGCAACGGGTCGGCGTGACGACGAGGTTTTCGGTCGACCGGCCCGAGCCTGCGGTCCAACTGCCGAAACAGGCTCCGATCTTGGTGCTGTGTCCGGTCTGTGGATGGCGCGCTGAGCACGCGGCCTGCGCGACCGCCGACCTCGAACTCGAAGCGATCGATTTTATGCAGCGTCAACTGTTGATCCATCAGCATGAAAGGCACCGCACATGACCATCGAGAACGAGAACGCTTTCCCAGGGTTGCTATCGCCGAATGAGATGGCGCTCGCGAAGCGCATCATCTTACTGGAAGCTAAGGCCGAGGCATCGGCTGAGAATATGTTACGACTCACGTCACTCGTTGACCGGCTGACCGGCCTCGTGACGGGGTTAAGCAACAGCCTCAGAGGCACGCAGGACTCGCAGCAATCGCTGATCGACGCCGTGCGCGACCTCACCGCGATCGTATCGGCGGCCTCGGCGATCGTGACGTTCCCATCCGAATCCGAACAGCCGAAAGCATGAGCGCCTTAGTCGAGGTCTTCGCGCGTGCCTTCGGGCCGGACGTCGCGCAGGACATGATCGCGCGCCTTGGGACTGGCAATCACACGCACGTCTGCCCCTGCGGAGCTATCCTCGTGTGCATGCGACCGATCGAAGGCTGCGCCATCGGCGGCCGGCAATGGTCCTGCGAGACGTGCGACGAGGAACTGTTACAAGCCTATTTGTCGGTCTTGGCCGGCAAGCTGTCCGGCGCAAGCTGAGCCTTCGCCTTCGGCGGCCGACCTCTCTGCTTCGCCTCGCGCTTGACCGGCTTTTGCGGGGCAGCCGGGATCTTGTCGCCGGCTCCGCTCGCGCGCAGGCCGGCGATATTCTCAGCCGTGTTGAGCATGTAGATCGTGTGGCCGCTTAGCAATCCAACCGATCGAGACTCCGCGTAACCGGCCTTTTGGAAGACGCCCGAGACCCACACGATCGCATGGGAGTCGAGGAAGGCGTCTCCGTCCTTCGTTTCGAGCCGCAGATCAAGAGGCATTGTCGTCTCCGTTCCCCTGCGCAGCCTTCGCGGCCTTCGCGGCACGATGCCGCCCGAGCGCCAATGACCGCATCCACTCCGCGCGCTGCTCCGGCGTCGAGCCGGCCCACCGTGCGCGCCCGCCCGCCTGGGATCGTTGCCGCTGCTCGCGTTTCAGCGCTCGGGTGACGGCGCGTTTGTATCGTTCGCGATCTGTGAGTTTGCGCATGACTGACTCCGTGATCCCATTTTCCAAGGCAACCGCTCGCCTTTCCGCATCGCGGTGCCGCCGCAGTGCGGGCAGTAATGACGCAGCGACCGGCGCATGGCCTTGATCGCCATCTCGCGCGCGTAAGCACTGCCTTTGGTCTGGTATTCCAGCGTCCACGCGACGACGATCCCAATGCCGGCCGCCTCGACTGCTCGGATCAGCGCGGCTCCGTCTCCGCTCCGATGTCGCGCGAGCCGTTCGGCGATCGGCAGCCGCGTCGACCCGAGGTAGTGCTGTGGCCGCTGGCCGCCTGGGTAGGGCCGATCGAAGTGCAGGAGATACAGCGTGCGCGTCATGTCGGCTTGACCTCGACCGGGAAGGCCGGCCCCTCGATGAATCGTCCCGCGGCGCGATCGAAGTGACCCGGCGTCCCCTGCCAGCGCGTCACCGTGACGAGCTTGCGCCGGAGCAGCGCGTTGATCGTATGGGCAGTAAACCAGACCTCTCCGTGCGTCTGCTCGTCGAGTCCGATCCAGAATCCGCCGCGCTCGCGCTGCAGGCCGCCGCCGCGCGCCGCCATGAAGCTAAGCGCCCGATCCATGACCGGACTCGACCGCGTCGCCGCTCGGATGCCGGCGTTCATTCGCTGTCGTTCCTCGGGGGAAAGCGCCATCACGTCACCAACCGATCTAACCGATCTAAGGCCGCTTTGCAGGCTCGACACGTCGGCGTCGCGGCCGGGTTGCCGGCGTATCGGTCGGCGAGGTTATTGACGTCGACGCGCGAACAGAGCACGCGCACCGCGATGCCATCGGCGTCGACCTCGACCACGTGCCGGAGCATGGTGCCGGTTCGCTTGCGGTAAGCGTCGGCGAGCACTTCGCGCGTCTCGAATGTCCGCCGCGTCACGACTCACCCGCGGGCGAGCCGAATACCTTGCTCGCGCGTCCTGACTCCGTCCACGCTGCCTCATTGATCAGAGTCTTCAGTTCGGCTTTTGTGACCTTGATCTGCCGGTCTAATTCGCGCAGCTTCGCCCGAAGGCCGCGGCGCTTCGCCTGCAGACTCGCCAGCCTGCGCGCCGCGCTGATCAGCGCATGGTCTCGGCTCTTGTGTGCCGGGTCCGCCTGATCTAGCGCCGCCCTGAATGCCGCCGATCGTGCGCGCGTCATTTTGCGTCGGCTCCTTTCGGCGTGTAACCCTTAATGTCGTAGTCGTAGGGGAATTCGACGAGCACGTCGAGCCAGTCTGAGATGGCCTTCGCCGACAACGGTGTGCGCCATCCGAAGCAGAACCGCTTTGTGTGCGAGTAGTAGATCACGTTCTCGATCGAGAACCCGCGGTCGACGAGCCACAGTTGTCCGTTAAGCTCGTCGGCGAGTTTGGTCAGTTTGGCCTGATGCGCCTTGACCAAGTTCGCGCGCTCGGCAACCGGATCGAATGGCGGCCGGCGTCGAATCGCAAGCTCCGACTCGTCGACCATGAACGAGTCGAGCGCCATCCACGGCAGCCAGTCGGCCGGCCACAGCGGAGACTTCCCGTTGCGCATGGCCTCGAACTGCTCATAGGCGGCCGAGTCGCGATCGGCGCGCTGGCTCGGCCTGATCTGCTCGAACCGAAACAAGGGGAGACTGCGCACGCAGCGCGCGGTCTCCGACGTGGCCGGCCCGACCTCAACCCAGGTCCACATATCGCGCGACGAGTAGCATGCGCGCAGTGCTCCCTCGACGACGGCCAGATGAAAGCCATTGCCGTGTCGGTAGTCTCCGGACTCGCCGAGTCCCAACCGGCCGCGGAGCACCTGATCGGCGTAGTGTGAGAACTTCCACGACGATCCGATCTGCCGACCTGGGAGATCGAGCGCTCGTCCGCTCGGCATCCAATGGCCGGCCATGTAAACGACGTGCGCCGCTCGGGCAAGCAGATCGGTGTCGATCAACTCGAAGGCTGCCCGAAGTTCTCCGGATGCCGGCCACGGCATCGAGCAGTCGGGCAACTGATGCAGATCGGCGGCCTCGACCGCGACGCGCGCGACGAGGTCGCGCACCGTCTGCGGCAATGCCTCGTATGCCGGCTTCGCCAACTGATCCCACGCAGATTCGTAATCGAATGTCTTCATGGCCTGCACTCCCTATACAGACGTTTCAACCGTTGCACCGCGCCGGCCACGGTCGCTACCGCGACCGCGCCGACGAGTAACCCAATCCAGATCACCGCCATGTCTCCGACAGCGCGGCCGGCTGCTTCAGCCGCAGGTATCCGATTGCCGCCGCGACCGATGCCGCGGTCTGGAACGACTCCAGCACTGTGAAAAGCTCGAACGGCACCGCACCGCGCCAGTAATCATCGAGCGCCAGAATCCGCTCGATCTCTTTGGCCGCCGCTCGAAACGATTCGATCAGCCGGCGCTCATGGTCGTAAAGTTTTCCGGTGTCTTCACTTCGACCGATCCGCACGCAGTGCGGGATCGTGTGTCCCTCGAATTCTGTGATCTGGCTCATGGCTTAGGCTCCCTCTCTGACGTCGCACTCGGCGATCGCTGCGTTCATTCGCTCCAACACGGCAGCCATGAGCGCATCGAGATCGTTTGTCTTGAGTCCGGTCTCGCGTTTGGCATACGCGCGACTATTGAACCGTCGATCCATCTCGGCTCCGACATCACGACGGAAGCGCAGCTGCGAGATACAGCGCTTTCAATCGAAGCGCATCGACCCCGCGGCCCGTAACCGATCGCAACTGGCCGCCAGAATTCTCGATCGTGCCTCGGCTCATGGTCTGATCTCCTCTATCCGCTCGGCCAGTAACGTGATCGGATGCCAGCCGATCGCGACACGCAACCCAACAGTCAGCGCCGCCGACAGTGCTAGCACGAATAACCCGAACCGGATGATCGTCATGCTGCGCCGGCCAGACTGCCGCCACAATGCGGGCATGAGGTCATACGCGCCGCTCTGCGCTTCGATCGGGCCTGTCCTGATGTCTCAGGCCGATCGGGAATGACCAGCAGCGTGTAAGCCTGTCCGGCTGCCCATGAGCGCCACGCTGCCCTGATGCTGTCGCGCTGCGCGCGGTGCTCGGCTGTCTCTTTGCCGGCTGCCATGCACGCAAACCAGAGCGCTGACCATGCGCGGTAGATTTCAACCGGCATGCCGGAGTCAGTCTCCGACCCGGCGCGCGTCGCGAATGCGCAGTCTCCGCGAACGCTGAAAGCCTTATAAAAGGCTCGCATCTCGGCATCCGACATGCCCTTAGTGGGGTTGTCGTCGCGCTGCCACGAACAAAGGAATTGATCGTTGTCCATTGGACTCCTCAGCCTTTCGCGGCATCGAAAGCCGCTTGCGTGAACCGACCGCCCCAACCCGGATCAGCCAGAGCAGACCCGAGCCGCGTATCTCCGATCGCGTTTCGGCCGGCTGTCGTAATGGCTCCGGCCTTATTCAGCAGACCGCGCGCGACAGCATCAGCCTTTGCAGCGTCCCACCGATCGCGCGTGATGCCGGTCTCGCGCGCTGACTCGTGGAAACGCACGTTAGAATCGCCAGCGTGGGAAGACTTCAGACCGCGGGTTGCCGCTAGCACGATCCGAACGTCGCGCGGTAACTCTGCGGCTGCAGCCGGTAGCAATGGGGTTGCGGACTCCGGTCTCACGTAGATCGTGAGTCCCATGTCCTTTCCGCAAAAGATTGAATGCTCCACGCACGCGACGTTCGCTGGCAGCGAGACAGCGTCTAAGCCTGGGACCGTCCGATCGAAGGCAGACTGCGCCGGAGCCGGCTGTGTCGCGCGCATGGTCGCAAGGTCGACGAATGCGAAGTAGTCGCGCGATCCGCCTTCCCAGTAGGATGCACAATTGATCGGCTTGTCCGTTACGGTAAGCCGAAACTTTCGACCGCTATAGCCTGGGAAGGCTGCACGCGCGATCGACTGAATCAAAGGCTCGGAGCCTGTCAAGTAGATGGTCTGCATTGGATCACAATCCTTTGTAGTCGACCGCGGGATAGTCGGTCGATGCGAACAGATTCGCCATGGCTTGATATGTCATACGCTCGGAGCCGGCCAGTTGACGCACGATGCCAACCTGCCGGGTTGTCGGATGATTGACGTTCGCCGACCATGCTGTGCCGCGGTATCGGACGCGCGCGTGGTAGATCGCGAACGTCGCGGAGCCTGCACCGTCTGCGTAGATCATCGAGACGATCGTTCGGTTGGCCGCGGTCGGCGTGGCGCGCATGTCAATTGCTCCCCTTGGTAACTTTCGACTGCGGATCTACGGCCATGTCTGCGCCAGTTGCCGATTGAACCGCGGCGAAAAATCGAGCCTGATCGAACGCGCGATTAATCCCGCGTTCTGTTCGCGCGAACACGTGCGCGAGATGCGATGCGACCGCGCGAGCCTGGGACGGTGTCACGTCGTGACACGAGACCGCCAGATTGACCGCGGTCGAGATGTCTCGAACGATGCGGACGTAGTCGCGTTTGGTCATTTTGGCCCCTGATACCACGAGCAGTCGGCCAGTTGAAAGCGCTCGATGCCGATCGCCAGCAGCGCGTCGATTACCTCTTGTTCGGTGTCCCAAACTTTCGAGACGCGCAGGGGCGGAACTTGCGGCGTCCCATGTCTGGCCGGCTCCGTTAGGTCATATGGGATCGACCCCACGATGCCGTATCGGCCGGTTGGGTAACGCTGAATCGCGGTCGACATCGGCCGCGAGAACAGGGCAAGCGCTTCGCCTGCTCCCCCTGGTAAGTATCCGCGCCGGCTGCGTCGTGTCTTCATGCTGCAAGCATACATGATGCGAGCCTAGCACGCAAGCAGTGCAAGCCAAGCACGCACGGCGCAATG